GGGCTCGATGTTCAGTTCCGCCGGCGACCAGGCCAGCTTGATGACGTCGAACGGCCCATCCCCGACGAACGGCTTGCCCGCGTTCTCGCCCCCGTAGCGCTCGGCAAACTCCTCCTGGATGAGCTTCGCGGCCTCCTCGCCGATCGGCGCGTCCTTGTCCCGCGAAGTGAAGGCGAGGCCCGGAATGCCCATGTTGCGGAACAGCGCCGCCATAAAGGTGGAGAGCGCGTTGTCCGTCACGACCTCGCGCAGGACCGGGTAGAGACGGCTGACGCCCAGCCGGAGGTTGTCCTCCGAGATGCCGAACTTGAAATGGACCACGTCCCGCACCGGCAGCCGGTACTCCCGCCCGTTCGCCCGGTAGAGGTAGCCGTCGAGGAAGCTGGTTTCCCCCGTCCAGTAGGGCCGGATCTGCCAGTGCGGGATATACCAGAGCTCCCGCGGCGGCCCCGCCTTCGTGCCGATCCTCGGCCTGGCCTTCCACCAGTAGGCATTCCCGTGCGCCGCGTAACTCATCGCCGTGGCCGCGAGCAAGGCGTCGCCGTCATAGAACGGGTTCGGGTTCCTCACCAGCTCCGCGAGCGGGTGACCCTCCGCCGGCGCCGCCTGGCCGCCCGCGCCTGCCTCCTCCACGCACAGCGGCGGCTCGGGGAAGTTGTCCCCAATCCAGCCGAGGGCGATGGAGACCGGCGCGCACTTCGTGACGTCCCCCGCCTCGCGTTCGTAGTCGTAGCGCGCCCCCGGCAGGAGACCCCACAGCCCCCCGGCCCAGCCGCCGATCCCGCCGGCCCAGCCGTTCTTGCCGTAGGACGACCACGCCAGGCGCATCGCCCTCAGGGCGACGCCGGCGGCCCCGAGCGCCCGGAGATGGATTGGAAGACGCCGGTTCACCGGCTGATCCGGTCCTTGATCACCCGCTCCGCCAGCGCGAGCTCGTCCTCCAGTCGCTCGCGATACTCGCGCGCCTCCGGGTGACAGTCCCGCAAGTCCCGCTCCAGCCGCGCCCGCCGCCGCTGCAGGCGCGCCGTCGAGATGCGCCGCAGCCGGAGCAGCAGTCTCCCTTCCGCGCTCATCAGTAGACCCTCACCTTTCTCCGCCCGACCTCATCGACGTGCGCTATCGCGTACCGGCAGGCGTCCATCCCGTGGTTGTCGCGGTCCGCCGGCTCCTCCTGGCTGACGACCTGGCCGGCGACCCGCCGCTCACCCCACACGTAACCATCGAACTCCTCGACGGTGCACGCAGGGCGATGGCTCTCCGAGAGCACCGGATCCCGCCGCCGGCAGGCGTCCCGCAGGAAGAACAGCCGCGGCCTTCCATCCCCAGCACGCCGCAGCCGGCTCTTCACCGCCTGGATGCCATCCGAGATGCCCTTCCAGGCCCGCACCGTCTTCAGCCCGAGATGCCGCTCCAGCGTGGCGCGGTCCTCGGCGTCATGGTCGCAGATGACCGCCTTCGGCGCGGGCTCGCCCTTCGTCACCGCGAGAATCTCCCGCGCCAGGTCCTCCACGAGCGTCCCGGTCCGGTAGATCTCCCGCGCCATCCAGAGCCGCCCATCCCCGTCCTGCGCCCACTCCTGCCACACGAACGGGTTCGTAAAGCCGAAGTCCACGCTCCAGAACCGGGGCCACTCCTTCGACCCCTTCGGCAGCCGGTCCACCAGGTGAACCGCCGGATCCCACTCCTCCCCGTAGACCGCGCCCTCGCTCGCCACCCACTTCCCATGCCGCAGCCGGAGCTTCCGCGCCCCCGTCAGCGCATCCAGCGTCGCCAGATACGCCGGCGTCACCGTCGGGTTGTCTTCGTGCCGCGAACGCAGCCGCGTCGTGGCCCCGCTCTCGCACCGCTGGTTCAGCCAGTGGGTCGGTGCCCCCGGGTTGCAGTCCCCGAGGAGCTGCTGGTAAGGCATCACCCCGTTGCGCAGGCGAGTGAGCAGCCGCTCCCACTCCTCAAGCGACAGCTCCGTCGCCTCCTGGACGTAAATCAGGTCGTATTCGGCGGACATCACCTTTTCCGGCTTGTCCAGGCCGAGCACGACCACTTCCGAGCCGTTCGGGTAGCGGTAGATGGTTCTCATCCGCCTCTGGATGGAGCGGTGCATGCTCGCCCCCGCCGGCAGCACCTTCTCCTCGAACGTGACCAGGGCGCTGTGCGTCAGGCTCTCGCGCGTCTTCCGCGCGATGAGGCCCCGCATCCCCGCATACTTCAGCGCGCAGAGGTGCAGCTTCTCCAGCGCGGCCCGGCTCTTCCCCGTCCCCGCCGGCCCGTCCAGCAGGACTTCGCGGTCCCGGCAGTAGAACAACTCCAGCGCGGCCCCGTAGGGACGGTAGGCTGATGCCGCCCCTTCAGACGGCATCGACATCCACCCCCGCGTAGAGCTTGATCGGCTCGCCCTGGCTGGTCACGTCGACCGACTTCGGCGCGTCCAGGCCCCAGATCGCCCGAATGTCCGCCAGGGCCGCCCGCGCCTGCGCCAGGAACTGCGGCGCCCCACGCTGCCCCGTGGTTCTCACCTCGTCAGGGAGCGCGACGACACGCCCCGCCCGGTCCAGCTCCGCCCGCCCGCTCGTGACGGTGACCGCGTCCCCCTTGCTCGCCTCCCACGCCTCAAGCGCCTCTTCGAGGATGCGGCGCAGAACCGCCGTCTGCCGGCACTTCAGCCGGAACGCCATCTGCCCGAACCGCTCCGCCAGCTCGCGATCGCAGCGCCCCACCATCTTGGAGACCGTCCCGGGCGTAACCCCCAGGTCCTCCGCGATGCGCCGGACAGGCCAGCGGTAAACGTGCCGCAGCTCCCAGGCCCGCCGCTCCGCCGCTCGTCCGATGTCGTCTGGTAGGGCAGCAGGCAAGGGTATTCTCCCATGTTTTCCGAGCCATCAATCAGTATAACACTACTGATACTCGGTTGCCCACACGAAAAAAGACCGCCCCGCTATCACCCGCTTCGCGGGTACCCGGCAGGGCGGCCAGGAGGCTCCGAGTTGCTCGCGCGGCTACCCCAGCGCATCCCCCGGCGAGAAGCGCCTGCACTGCGCGGCCAGGTCCGCCTCCGCCAGCTGGACGTAGCGCCGCACCATGTTCAGCGACGTATGCCCGAGCAGTTCCTGCAGCGTGTAGACGTTGCCGCCCGCGCGCAGGAAGGTCACCGCGAAGGTATGGCGCAGGCGATGAGGATGCATGGACCGCACGCCCGCTGCCGCTCCCAGCCGGCGGAAGAGCTGGAGAAGCCCGCTGCGGGTCAGCCGCTCGCCGTTCAGCCGCCCGCTGACCGCCACGAAGAGGGGCTCGTCCGGGTCGCGCTTCTCCCGCTCCAGGTAGCGCCAGACCGCCGCGAGACCCCGCTTCCCCAGGAAGACGCGCCGGCCCTTCCGGCCCTTCCCCAGCCGCACGGTGACCGCCGGCGGGCGCACCTCGAAATCCACGTCCTGAATGTCGAGCGCGCAGACCTCCGAGGCGCGCAGCCCGGTATCCACCATCAGCCGCAGGATCGCCGTGTCGCGCCGCGCGGCCTGGCCCTCCTTCGCCGCGGCGAGCAGCGCGCGGTATTGCTCCGCCGTGAGCGGGTCCGGTTGGTCCGAGCGCGCCGGCGGCGCCTTCATCTTCGCCATCGGGGAGACGGCGATCGGCGCGTCGGGCTGTTCAATCACCCAGCGGAAGAAGGTCCGCAGCGCCGAGAAGCGGCCCCGCGTGGTCGACGGCTTCCCCGCCCGACGCGCCACCTCAGCCAGGAACTCGCGGATCTCGGTCGTGCCGCACACCTCGGCGCCCCGCTCCTCGAGGAACAAGGCCAGGCGCTCCACCGTCCACCGGTAGCCCTCGATCGTACCGCCCGCCAGGTCGCGGCACTCGCCGTCCAGAACCCAGCTCCGGCCCTGCCGCCGCAGTTCCGAAACCGTCAATAAATGCGCTGTGTTACCCACTTTTGCCCCCATGGAAACGTCAGGGGGCGGACGGCCCAGGGAAGAGATGCGCTCTCTTCGTGCGGGAATGCTGCAACCCGCCTGGAGAATAGTCGGGTCGCGCCCTGGAGAGCATGCATACCCACCTTGCGTTTATCCCTTGTCACCCCTGGGTAAATGCGTTTCGACAGCGATACAGGGGCCGCCTACCTCTCACCCGACCGTTCCGCCGGACGACCCCCGGGCCGGCCCGGGCTGGGAGAGCGACCCTTCGCCAGCCAGACGGGGATCGGATCCGAACAACACACCTGTCTTGAAACAGACGGAGGAAGGTCATGCGATCGAAACTGGTGGCCGGGGTCGGCCTTCTCACGCTCATGATTGCGCCCATGGCGCTCGCGGATCCTCAGAGCAAGGGCGGAGCGGATATCCCGGCGCCTGCCTACGGCCGGTTCGACAAGGGCGTCTCCTTCCAGGGCAAGGGCGACGTGCGCCAGGGCGCCATCCATCAGAAGGGGGAGGTGCGCCAGGGTGACATCCGCCAGAAGGGTGACATCCGGCAGAGCGACGTGCGCCAGAGCGACGTCCGGCAGATGGCCCCCAAGGCCGACGTGCACCAGCGCGACGTGAAACAGCGGTAACCACCCCGCGCCGCCCCGGCGCAAGCCGGAACAAGAAGAGGCCGGTCC